CCACCACCAGTTAAACCTGTTCCCGCAGTCACGGAGACTGAACTATGGTCTATGTGTTCGTTTGCAACAAATCCTGATAGATTATCATGAACGATATCTCCATCGGTTGTTGATATTGCACCATTACTGTAGGTGATACCTGTTCCACCAGAGAACAATCCTTTAATCTGTGCCGCAGTTCTATCTGAATCAGTATAAGAGAATACACCATTCGAATATGATAGGTCACCACCCGCACTAAACATTGCTTTTACATTAGCAGAGTCAATATTGAATTCACCAGATGATACACTTAGACCTTTGTTCGCAGTCAGATGTGCTCTTACCTCAGATGCACTCGGCCCTGTATAGGTAATGACACCTGTTGAACTATTGTATGATGCACTTCCATCTCCACCCGCATCGGTAACCGATATGGCACCTCTTGCACGTGCAGTGGTATGATATTGGTTTGACCCTTCACTCAAATCACTTGTACTATGATTTGATATGTCAGAGGTTGTACCAGTGACATTACCCGTGACATTACCGACTAGGTTTGCACCGATAGCATAGTTTGAGACCAATCTTTGGTCACCATGACTCCAAGTGAATGTCGGTATAGTACCTGAAGACCATGCACCGAATGTTAATCCCGCACCGTTTGTTAATGCACTTGTTGTTGAACTATCCGCAATAGTAATATTCTTATCTGTTACTGTCAAGTTCGTGGTTGCAACGTCAGTCTGTGAACCTAAGATACTTAGATTTCCTGAGACTACCAAGTCGTTGAATGTTACATTATCTGAGGTTGCAACTGCCTGACCGATACTGATTGCACCGTTACTGTATGTTACACCAGTACCACCTGAGAACATCGCTTTGACATTCGCAGAGTCGATATTGAATTCACCATTGGTTACAGATAAACCTTTGTTTGCAGTAAGATGTGCCCTTACTTCTGTCGCACTTGGCCCTGTGTAGGTATAGACACCATTACTATAAGAGAAACTTCCGTCTCCACCAGCGTCTGTGGCAGAGAACATTCCCTTGACATTATCAGAGTCTATGTTAAACTCACCAGAAGATACACTCAAACCTTTATTTGCGGTTAAGTGTGCCCTGACTTCAGATGCACTTGGGCCAGTGTAGGTGAATGCACCAGTACTTGAATTGTAAGAGAAAGAACCATCACCACCAGCGTCAGTTGCGGATACTAATCCTCTAACCTGTGCGTCTGTTCTTTGCGTGAATGAGAATACACCGTTCGAATATGATAGGTCTCCACCAGCACTAAACATTCCCTTGACATTTGCGGAATCTATGTTAAACTCACCATTAGAAACGGAGAGTCCTTTGTTTGCAGTTAAGTGTGCTCTTACTTCAGTAGCACTAGGCCCAGTATAAGTGATAACACCTGTAGTGCTGTTATATGCCAGTGAACCATCTCCACCCGCATCTGTAACAGAGTTGGACGCTCTTGCTCTTGCGTCTGTATAGTAGAGGTTAGTATTTTCTGATAAGTTTGCAGTAGTGAATGGGTCGAGTGATATGACATCTGTAAAGTTCCCACCAGTTGTTTGTATTGTAATAGTTCCGTTTGAACTATCGAAGTCTACACCAGTAACACCCGCAATAGTAATGTTCTTTGCAGAATCAATCTGACCCTGTGCATTTACTGAGAACTGTGGTACTTGTGTAGAAGAACCGAATGTTCCCGCACTGACACCAGTGTTAGTAAGATTGATTGTATCGGACGCAGAATCATATGTGACTCCTGTTCCACCAACAACCGCAGCACCAAGGTCACTATCAAAGTTAGACTTTGTATAAACATCTTCGACATCAATGCTAAATGCACCAGTAGAACTATTATATGTTAAGTCTCCAGCTGCGGAGAACAGACCTCGAATAGTTGTGGTTGTCTGTGCGTCTACATTGTCAAATCTAATATTAGTAATTGTAGCAGAATCAAAGGTTGCCTGTCCACCATTAAGTTGAGTACTTGCAAGTGTAGTAATAGTCGCATTGGTAGTTGTTAATGTGGTAATACCAGCACTATCAATCTGTGTTGTTAGACGTGAAAGGAAATCACTATCGAAGTTAATCTTCGTATAGACATCTTCTACATCAATAGAGAATACACCAGTAGAACTATTATATGTTAAGTCTCCACCAGCACTTAGGTGCGCTCTTACTTCAGCTGCACTAGGCCCAGTATATGTGATTACACCAGTTGTAGAATTATATGAAAGAGAACCATCTCCTCCAGCATCTGTTACTGATACTGAGTTCTTTGCATCGGAATCGGCACGTGCAGTGGTGTAGTATAAGTTACTACCCTCACTGACATTAGTTGTCGATTTCGTGCCGAGTCTAACGTCAAAATCAGAATCAGCACGAGTAGTAGTGTAATAGAGATTCGAACCTTCCGCAACATTTGCTGTTGTTTTGGTAGCAAGTCTGTCATCGAAACGAGTAGTTGTATAATAGAGGTTACTTCCTTCTGGCAATTGGCCAGTGTTTGCATCTCCTAAATCGGAGTCGAAGTTTGATTTGGTGTAGACTTGTTCCACATCAAATGTGAATTGTCCAGTACCGCTGTTATATGTTAAGTCTCCACCAGCAGAGAACATGCCTCTGATATTTGCGGAGTCAACATTAAATACACCTGTAGATGAATTGTATACTAGACCCTTATCTCCAGATACATATCCACGAAGTGTTGCGGTAGATGTCGCATCACCCAGTGCAGAGTCGAATCTTGCACGAGTGTAGTAGAGGTTTGACCCTTCGGTTAAACTTGCAGTTGTTGACGATGTTTCGTCTAATAGTTTGTGCCATGCACCCGCATGTGCAAAGTAACCTTTACCTGTCCCATGTACGTGTGCGAACATACCATGATAGGTTGATGCACTAGGTAGGTCACCTTCTGAACTGTACACATTACCGAATAAAATCTTACCTGTAGTTTGAAGAGTTTCTGAACCTAGTGTCCAGTACTCACTACCCTCATCCCATAAGAATGATTTGTTTGGTTGGTCACCACGTTCAATCTCAATACCACCATCTTCCGAAGGTGTACCAGTCGCATTAGAGTTGAGGACAATCGTATTGTCTGCAAGGTTAATAGTTTCAGTGTTTACAGTGGTCTCTGTACCAGTAATGGTCAGATTACCGTCAAGGACGGTATTACCAGTTACTCGTAGAGTACCAATGTTTGCACTGTCAAGGGTTGCTTGACTTCCTGTTAAATTTGTGTTTGCAAGATTAGTAATGGTTGCACTGTCGAGAGTTGCACCCCCAGCTACAGATAACCCACCCTTTACAGTCAGTCCACTGTGGAATGTCTCATTAATATTTGTTCTTGCAAGGTCAGAGTCATTGAATGTGAACGTACCAGATGAACTATCAAAAGAGAATACCGCAGTATTGTTCGTACTTAATGATAGGTCTAGGTTAATTTTATTATTAGACGCATCAACAACAACCAAGTCACCCCCACTATCTTTCAGTGAAAGTGTACCAAGGGTGATTGTGTTACCACTTAGATATAGGTCACGCCACTTCTTAGTGGAACTACCAAGGTCATAGACCTCGTTTGAGTCTGGGACTATACTACCAGTAAATGCATTATTTGTCAAGCCAAAAGTGTATTTATTTTGTTCACTATCAAAGTCTACGGAAATATTTGCATCTGACCGTAAGTTAGTGATTTCCCACTTACTTGTTAACTTGTTATATGCAAGAATAGAACCATCTGATTCTGTAGCAGAAACATCAACACCAGCGAGGTTTGAGATAGAGAATGCACCAGCGGTAACCTTCTTAATGGGTGTGCCGACAACTACCTTTTTTACAATGATTTTATCAGTCATTATTGTTCCCTTTTATCTTGTGACCGATGGAGTGACTTCGGCTTGTCCTTCGAGGACTCTTTGAATTATGCTATTACTGTCACTATCGGTATATGACACCTCTACATCGTATACATAACGTCCACGTGTCTTCATCGCATCCGTTTGGGTATTACTGAGGGATATGTTAATAATCCCTGAGCCAGGCGGGTTTACAACAATACTGTTGAAATTGATAGTATCTGGGTCGTTCGCAGAATCACCGTATCTGCGTTTAAGTCTGGCAGCAACCGAATGGTTGGTCAGGTCGTATGCGCTTCCGCTATCATGGACGAGATGTATTTCTACAGCAACATCTGTTCCTTGATTAATTAATATATCTTCGTAATTACTTGATGACATTCTCTAATACCCATTGAATAAAAACCTTTATGTGTTTATTTATAAGGTTTGGAACGTCAACAGTTTAGTAATCTGACATTATTTCTTCTATGATTTCGTCTTGGAGACCCATAGACATGTCTGTTCTATCAAAAATATAAGAGATTGTCATTCTCCAACAGTCGGTTTCGGCTGCGTGATAGACTCTGTTATACCAAGGTTCGTGATATGCACCGAAGTATCCTGCTTTACATTGCCAACCCTTTTCATCTTGCATGACTACAGTCTTACCTGTATGTCCATCAACGTACTTAAAACATCCATCGCCTGTTTCTGACCAAGTGAAGATAAGATTGTATGCAGATGCATTTGCATTATTGTGCCATGATATGAATCCATTTGGTGGATACAATGAACATAATGCATTGTTACGTGTACTTAATAATGTACACAAGTTGGTGTTCAATTCACCAAACTTTTTGTAGATATCCACAACCCCAGAACTGTGTTGTGCGGTTGAGTAGACGCCACTCTGTTGTATATCCAACCTATCATTCTTTAGTGATATAAAGTGTGCGGTGTCTGGGTAACCTTCGTGTGCATGGTCTTGTTTTATAATCTCATCACGGTGAGTTTCACTAACATAATATTCACGGTCAGATGCACTACCCGATACCCGCAGATGTTCCTTTAACCAATCCTTGTTATCATAATACCATTCGAAGTCCTTTAAAGCTGCAAGTACTTCCTTATTCTTGATTGGAATATTCTTCATACTATAAGTGTATCCTTTTTCAAACATCCTGAATAATGTCGGAGTATTGGTGGTTTACCCGATTTGGATTGCTTATTATCATAACCATATTGTGTGAAGTAGTTCCATCGAATGTCATCTTCAAAGATACCAATCTTTAAGTCCTTGTACTTCTCAACTTTATTAACCAACCACCAAAGAGTTGTTTGGTCAAAATGTCTTAGGTCTTTGTCCCATTGTTGTTTGTCGAATCCTCGTGGCATCCAGTTCCCCGAAAATTGTCTACGATATAATTCATACCAATCTTCCATGAATTCCATAACTAATGGATTCTCACTTCGGTACAAACATACACCCCCGCACAATTTATACTTCTCATAACCATCATTGTACTTGAATTGTCTAATCGCATAATACTTTTCACGTTCTGCGGTGAGTTCATGGAAGACCATATCATAGTCTTTCATTTCATCCCACACGGTCATTATATCTTCGTGTTCACATTCCATGTCTGCATCAACATACATGGTAATATCATACGGAGTTGCTGCCATACCCCACAGTTTTGCACGATAGTGGTCATCACAAAAGATTATCTGGTCAGCTTCATCTGCACGGTCATCCAAGAATCTTTCCTCAGTTACCAAAGTAATGAGTGCGTCTGGATAGAAGTCTTTAATTGATTCGATTAAATTAACCGCATACACATAGAAATTGGGATTCTTTGATGCAACAACTACAAAACCTTTAGTCTGGGTTGACATCTTCTAGTGCTTCCTGTACAATTAATATAGCATATAGATTCACTTCAGGAATAGACTTTGAACGTCTTAGTTTGGACTTGAGTGGTCTATTTTTAGAGTTTTTGATTTCAGGAATCTCAAATGTTTCTAACTTATACTCAAATAGTTTCTCAAGTTTTTTCGCACGTTCATGTTCTAATTTTTTCTGTTTCTCAATCTCGGCTTCAGACTGTTTCTTTTCCAATCGTCTTTTACTAGAAGCATCAATGACATCTTCACCGATAGCTTTAACTGCCTCGTGGAACAGTTCGTTATCAGTACCATCTTGATTGACCGCATCTATCTTATGAACTTGACGTGTGGTCTTGTTTCCTTCTGTCGTTTCACTAATAGCGTTCAATGTTTGTTTCTTGGGGGTTTCCCAGAAAGCATTATCTAACCATATTGTTGACATTATAGTCTCCTATTATATTTCACTTTTATATATACCAAATTTATGCAGTTCTTTGGTATAAGGTATATGTTTCAATTGTTGATGAACCAGTATCAATTGTTGTTCCTACATAGTTGCCCACATAGTTACCGAGATATGAATCAGTACTTGTTCTGGTATAAGTACTCGACCTATTCACGGTTGACACACCTGTCGAACTTCTGGTAGAATCCGTTGTTGATGTTCTCAAGTAGTCAGCTGCATAACTAGAGGTTCGTGTTCTCTGATAGTTTGCGGAGTAGTTGGACGCTCTAGTTCTTTGGTATACAGCAGAGTATGCAGAACTTCTCGTTCTCTGATAATCAGCGGAGAATGCTCTTGCGTAGTTACCTGTGTATTCACCTACAAAGTCACCAGTGAATGTCTGTAAACTGTCACGTGTGTAATCCGCAGAATAATCTCTAGCATAGTTACCAACATAGTTACCAGCGAAGTCGCCAGTGTAATCTGTAATACGAGTACGAGTTGATGTTCTTTGATAATCTGCTTCAAAGTTTCTAGAGTAGTTACCAGTATAGTCTCCAAGGAAATCACCAGTAAATGTGTTTACGCTGTTACGTGTAGAAGTTCTCTGATAGTTCGCACTGTAGTTTCTAGCATAGTTACCAGTATAGTCTCCAACAAAGTTACCAGCAAAGTTACCAGTGTAGACTGTCGCACGAGTTCTCTGATAGTTCGCACTAAAGTTTCTGGCATAGTTTGCAGTAAATGCTCTGGCATAGTTACCAGTATAGTCGCCTAAGAAATTACCAGTGTAGTTACCTACAAAATTACCAGTGTAAGTTGTTGCACGAGTTCGAGAATATGCAGTAGCTCTACTTCTAGTAGATGTTCTTGCGTAGTTACCTACAAAGTTACCTGTATAGTTACCTACAAAGTTACCAGTGTAGTTATAAGCGTCACCACCTTTACCACCACCCGCATAGTTGGTTGCACGTGTTCTTGCATATGCAGTCGCTCTTGTTCTTGCATAGTTACCAACAAAGTTACCAGCAAAGTTGCCTGTATAGTTACCAACAAAGTTACCCACATAGTTGGTTACACGTGTTCTTGAGTATGCAGTAGCACGAGTTCTTTGGTACACAGCAGAGTATGCACGAGCATAGTTACCAAGGTAGTTTCTGGCATAGTTACCAGTATAGTCACCTAAAAAGTTACCAGTGAAATCACTCGTACTATCTCTCGTAGATGTTCTTTGATAGTTTGCAGAGAACGCTCTTGCGTAGTTACCAGTGTAATCACCTAAGAAGTTACCAGCAAAGTCACCCACATAATCCGTGATACGTGTTCTTTGGTACACAGCAGAGTATGCACGAGCATAGTTACCAACATAGTTTCCTAAGAAGTTACCAGCGAAGTCACCAGTAAATACTGTTGCACGGTTTCTCGTATAATCAGCACTAAAGTTTCTGGCATAGTTGCCCACGTAGTTACCAACAAAATTACCTACGTAGTCAGTGATTCTTGTTCGTGAATATACAGCTGAGTAATTTCGAGAATAGTTACCTACGTAATTACCCGCAAAGTTTCTACTGTAGTTACCAGTATAATCACCTAAGAAGTTTCTTCCGTAGTCACCTACGTAATCACCAGTAAAGTTTCTGGAGTAGTTGCCAGTATAGTTACCGACAAATTCTGTTATGAAGTTGCCTGTGAATGTGCCAGCAAAGGTACGTGCAAAGTTTCTGGCATAGTTGCCAACAAAGTTACTTGCACGGTTTCTCGTATAATCAGCAGAGTAATCAGTACTTACTGTATTATAACGAGTATCAGTTGCAGTACCACGATTAGACCATGTACCAGTTGCGGTTGGAGCTCCTTGGGTTGCACTTCTTAATTGATACGTACCAATACCATTACTGCCATTGGTAATACGACTCTGGACTCTTGAACCAAACGAATATCGTATTTCCGCATCCGTCATCTCTTGAACGCCTTGGAAGGAACCTGTCAGACCAGAAGAACGTTTAATTGAGACGGGTCTCACCGCAGTCGGTGAAGACATTGTATTCTTTACATAGAGGTTGTATACCGTCCCTGTTGTCCCCGTTTGTAGTCTATCTGCAAACACACCAGTTTTGTATGTACCATATCCACTGGGAGCAGATGTCCCTAGTTTATATACGCCTGGGTATTCTGATACCGCAATACGAGATAATAATCTGTCTGCAAGAGTGTCCACCTCAGAGGAATCTAATTCATGTAGTTCTGGAGTACCACCGTTATCCGTGAATTCTAGAGGATATCTATACGCAGCTGAATCGCCAGAAAAATCAGATACACCCTCTCTCTGATATAACGAGGTTGTTTCTTGTATAATAGGAACATTACCACCAGAGAATCCATGTGTCCCTGAAGCATCATCAAACCTAGAATCAGTAAACGTACCGATTAAAGTGTTGTTTGTAGATACTTGAGTAAGAGTTGCTACATCACTGGAATCCAACGCAGCAAGATGCAACCCTGCTTGATAAGCAAGGTAGTTCTCTTCTGTGGTTGTTATCTCCTTGAGGTCACCATTAGTGCCTTCAAGTTTTAGTGTTGTAGTTCCCATATCAACCTATTTATGCAATTCTAACGTAGAGTGTATAGGTCTCAATGTTGGTATTGGAACTTCCTATTTCCGTACCCGCATAGTTGCCCACGAATGTTCTTGAGTAGTCTCCAATAAAGTTTCTTGCATAGTTGCCTACGTAATTACCCGCAAAGTTTCTAGAGTAGTCACCAGTATATTGTGCGTCAAANACTCGTGTATAGTTACCAATGAAATTACCAATGAAGTCTCTAGCGAAAGCCGATGCACCAACATAACTTGAAGAACGAGTTCGTGCAAAGTTTCTTGCGTAGTTACCAGTGAAATTTCTTGAGTAGTTACCTACGAAATTACCAGTGTAGTTACTAGACCTAGTAGTCGTTGAAACACGTGAAGATGAACGAGTCGATGCTACAGTAGAAGCACGTGTATATGCTGTGCCCGTTGAGGTTCTTGTATATTGGTTGACATCACCACTTTTACCACCACCCAAAAAGTTGCCAGTAAATGTTGCTGCATAGTTACCAGTATAGTTACCTGTAGCTAACTTTCTTGAGTAATCGCCCGCATAAGCTGTGGTTACTGAACCGCCTTGTTGTGTAATACCGTAAATCATATTGGTATAATTCTCGAGCTGCTGGAAATTCCCTCTGGTATATGTCAGACCATCACTACCCGTGACGCTTGTTGTGTTTGTCCAAGGGTTTGTTGAGGAACCGCCCTCAGTGACTACAAAGGGAGTTGATTGAGAATGAACTATACCCCCATCCCACTTTACTAGTAAAATATGGTTTGAATACGATGCGTCATATCCAACCTCCCAACGCCATCCAGCAGGTTGACCGCCTGGCGGGGCTATGGTGGTACTTCCAGTGGTTGTTATGGTTCTACTATAGTTACCTGTAAAGGTTTGTACTCCACTATCCGCAACATCACTCACAAAGTTACCAGCGAATTCGCCCGTGTAGTTACCGGCAAAGCTTCTTGCAAAGTTGCCAGTACGTGTTCTTGAGTATGCTCGAGAATAGTCTGCACTGTAGTTTCTAGAGTAGTTACCAGCAAAGTTACGAGTAAAACTATCACTGGTAATTCTTTGACTATCACGAGTAAACTCACCAGTGAAATCACCAATGAAGTTACCAGCATATGTACCAATCCTACTGTAGTTACCCACAAAGGAACCACTAGTAGTTCTCGTATACGTACTAGTTTTTGTGGACGTTCTATTATAGTTACCGACATAGTTTCCTATGTAATTGGTAGAAAAGTTACCTGTGTAATAGAAGGTCTCTTGGTCAACACTCACATAAAGTGTTCTAGAGAAACTACGTAGATACTCAGTACCCGCATAATTACCAACAAAATCTTGACTGTAGTTACCAAGATATGATATTAATCTTGAATAGTTACCAGTATAACTATCGGTACTTGTTCTGGTGTAACTAAGTGTTGCGGTTGATGACCTAGTTGAAGTCGCAGTAGTACCACCCACATAGTTTCCTACGTAGTTACCCACAAAACTCGGAGAATAGTTACTTGTACGAGTTTTAGTGTAGGTTGCAGAGTATGTACTACTACGAGAAGTAGTAGAACTTCTTAAATATGTTGAAGCACGGGTTCTCGTATAATCAGCACTATAGGTTGATGTTCTTAATCTGGAATATGTTGAAGCACGGGTTCTCGTATAGTTTACCCCGACAAGCGCTTTTCTAGTATCAGTTGCAGTACCTTTTGCTTGCCACGTACCAGAAAGTCCATTAGCTGACGGAGTTCCTTCAGTCGCACTAAAGATTTTGTATGTTCCAACACTGTCCGCAGTTTCCGCTGTACGATTTCTTGAATTAACACCGAACGACTTTGCTACCTGACGTGGAGTCATTCGTTGAATACCTTGATAAGTACCAGCATGTCCTCCCGAACGTTTTATTGCAAATGGCAATACCGTTGTCGGTGCAGACATTGATGTTCTTTTATAGAGGTTGTATGTTGCTACAGTACCGTCTGTTCTGGTATCAACCATTACCCCAGTTTTATTCAACGTGTAATCACCACTAGGGGCGGATGCAGCTAACTTATATGTGCCTGGATAATCAGATGTATATATTCTACTGTTGATTCTGTCTATCAATGTGTTAACATTGGCAGAATCCATTTCTGTTAATTTATTGGGTGTTGTTCCATTATCGTCTGTATGAAATATTGGAATACGATAGTCGCTATCACCATGTATAGGTGCATGACCAGCTTTCTGTCGAAGTATCGTGGAGATACTTGTTGTTGAAAGAAACCCATTTGCTTCGGACGTACCGATAGCAGAGTCAAAAGATGTATCTATGAACGTGCCGACAGTACGATTATCTCCTGAAAGATTCGTACCAAGTGTACCGACATTAGAGGAATCTAAACTAGCAAGTTCCAACCCAGCTTGATACGCAAGGTAGTTTTCCTCCGTTGTAGACATCTTTTGGAAGTCTGCGGTATTCTTTAATTTTAGTGGAACACTCATTAGTGTTAATACTCCGATTAATTAAGTTGTGTTCCATTCTCATCAAATATAAGTGGTACGTCTACTCTTAATGCGTTTAGGGCAGCAACGAAATTGTTTCTTTCTGCACCGACAAATGCAGCGTTTAAATCATTTAGTGAACCTAACCTTGCCGTTTGTAGTGTACTGTCTGAATCTAATAGTGTCAAGTCATCTGCAAGTGAGTTGATAGCTCTTACAAGGTCAGTTCTATTTCCGATAGAACCATCACTATTTAGTATTGCTAGATTACCTACTGCACTGTCTAAGGAATTAAGAGATGAACCAATATTATTTGTGGTTGTGTTATGGGACGAATCAATCGCAGCACCAATACTAGTATGCAGTTCATTGATTGCAGCGGTAACATTAGAAGCACTGGTGTCAAGAGACATAGTACCCAAGTCTGCTTCATGTTCGTTGATTGCAGCCTTAACGTCAGTTGCAGTTGTATCAAGTGTACCTACATTCACAGTACCAGCAAAGGTTGCGTTTGCGCCACTGAATGTCAGTGCAGTAGTATTACTCGCACCAGATTGGAGACGTAAGTCAGAACCACTCTTAATGAAACGACCATATAGTGTTCCACCGTCTTTCAACTGAATAGCGGTGTCAGCGTCTAAGATAAGATTTGTAGATACGTCAAGTGTCAATGCACCTGTTCTATTAATCTTTGTACCACCAACGGTGATATTACCACCAGTTTCAACAGTTCCCGCAGTGGTGACATTTGCACCTGAGAATGTTAATGCAGTAGTTGTACCCGATTTAACAATCAGATTACCACTAGTGTTTGTTAATGAACCGTAGGTAGTTCCCGCATCTTTGAAGAATACGTCTCCACCATCGGCATCAAGAGATATGTCATCACTTGCATCTACACTAACCGCACCAGTCACCGCAAAGTTGAGGTCACCTGTCGTTACATCAAACTGATTTGTTCCCGCAGATATCTCGTGAGTAGAGGCATCAAAGACGGCCTCAATCTCATTGATTGCAGCGACAATGTCATTCGCACTCGTTGTTAAATCGGAAGCGGCATTACCACCACCAGAACCATGCATGTCTACATCATGTTCTACCAATGCAGATACGATGTTGTTTGCAGTGATACCAGCCTGTGATAAGTCAGTTGCAACTAGGTCATTAGATGTACCCCGAATGCCCAGTTCTAGTTCATTAATAGCTGCAACCGCATCCGAATCTTCGTTAGTATTCAAACGACCAGTGGCACCCAAGTCTAACGATACACGGTTTTGGTTGGTTACCAACGTTGTGAAGGTATCCTCAATTTTAGTAATTGTTGGTAGATTTGTCGCCATTATAGTTTCTCTACTAGTTTATTGAGAAGTTCTTTTAAGTCATTGACATCTTGTCTTAACTCTTGNAACTCTTTATCTTTGTTTTGTCTTGCACTCTTAGCTGCACGTGCCTTTCTTATCTCATCTTTATTTATATTAATAATAGCACCTGAAGTCGGACATCTTGCCAACCCGCTAGCGTTTTCTACCATTATGAGTGGTTTAGACATTATGTTGCCATCGCTATTGCTCTAAAGTCTCGTATAAACGGAACTCTAGATGAGTTGTTACCTTTGAACACAATCTTAAATTGGTATTGTGTGAATGGTATTACAGTACCCGTATCCCCACCAATCAAGTAACGATATTCACGGAAGTTTGCATCATCTGGTGCAACAGCATTCTCTACTGCTTGTAAAGTCCAGTCTACATCAAAGATGTTAACACCATCATTTGCAGTCCTGAAGTACAACTCAATATCACTACCAGAAGGTCTTAATGCAGCGAGTATTACTTTCATACCAATCGCAGTCTCTTCAAGACCCGCAACACTAGTAATGTGTTTTGCAAGTGAAGAACCACCAAAAGCATTAGTCTCCGCAGAATAATTTATTGGTATATTGAATCCATCCGTACTACCACTGGCAACTTGATGGTCAATCAAGTTTTGTTCTGTACTCAAGGATGCGGTCTGTCCATCGATTACTGGACTTACTGCGGCTCTTGTTGTAGACATCGCAACCGAGAAGGTTGTGGAACGTTGACCAGACAATTCAGCAGTTTCGTTTGATGGGTTTGCAATTAGTCTTGGCGCATTGAATAAGTTTGCATCATTGACAATAACATCGTTAGTAAATTGACCTTGTTTTCGGTACTTAGTTTGACCACTAGTGGTAGCTGCAAGAGACTTACCAGTCGTATACTTAGCAGAAAATACCATGTTGGTATCGTCTGGTAATAGTGTAGTAAATCTAGGTGACGCAACATTAAACTCAATCTGTTTATCGATTAGAATAGAACTTCCACCGAATCTACCCGAAGAGGTACAAGCGGAGTCTGCATTGAACTGAATTCCAAATCCATCTACCTTAGTAATTGTTCTCTCACCATTAATTGATGAACCCTTGACGCCATTATATGTTGTACCAGCAACAAGTCCTTCAACATTGACTTTATCGCCAGCTGTGAATCCATGATTATTAACCATCATTGTTACTTGGTCGCTATCCGCACCGTGGTCAGCATTCATGTAGATGGGATTCGCAATAAGTAATTCTTTATCTACATCACGGTTTTCAAATACCGCAGTACCACTACTAACAAACTGTGCAGTAAATATTTTGAATGCCAAGTCTTTAGTTTGGTCTGGTTCCCAAGTCGTACCATTCTGTGATTTGAATAGTGAACCCATAGAAGGTTGACGTGATATTCTCTTCTCGGTAGAACCTAATTCGAATGCGTATGTTTCACCAACATATGCTTCATACTCAACAGATTCCGCAAGTAGAACAATCGCATACTCTTCATTTGGATTCAAGAAGATTGGTTCATCAAACTCAAAAGTAGTTGGTGCAGCAATAACCGCAGCCTGTGTTTGTGAAGCAGGTAAGTTTACCTGAGAAGGGTTCAAGAACTTAATAGATTGTGCATGGATTTCAGTGGAACTTGGAGCTCCATTGACCATTGGACGAATTTGTAATTGAATCGGAACACCATCCCCATCCTTACTCTTAAAGTAACACTGAACCTTGGTTACAAACACTCCACTTGGTGCAGTTACAAAGAATGACTGTGCCAGTGGGTCAGTAACTTTAACTCGTGTAGTCTCTGTCCATCTACGTGTTCTGGTCTGAGTGATACGAGTAGAAGTAATAGTCTTTTGTCTTGTGTCTAGAGTACCCTGTGCAGTGTAGTTGAACGATGCACGAGATAGTGCAGCGTCATCGTCATTCTTACTGATATCCAGTAGTTTAAATTCTCTTGTACCCGCACGGAAACGTGTAGTTTCTGAAGATGGAATGAAGAACGAACCTTCAATTGTACCATTAGTGTCAGCTTCAAGAATACTAGTACCTTCGGGATGAGCAACTGCATTTCTGTTTGAGTTTGCGTACTGAACGTCTGTTGCTATATCACCATAACGTTTGAACGTTTCCTCTTTACAAAAATCAGATACCAAAGTACCGTCAAAGAACGGGAAGTAACGAGTACTTGGACGTAGACCTTCTGCCTTAAAGAATACTTTACGAGAACGTATAAATGGTAAGAATGTCAAGGATACGGTTCTATCACCGACAACCTGACGGACAGTTTTCTCACCAACAACCACACGTTGTGAGAAAGACCTGACAACATTAAAGTCTTGTCCTTGGCCACCACCGTTTGCATTACCGACATTGACAACTGTTCTGTTATCGTTATTAGGTATACCTGCCCAGTTCCATTCCTGTGCAGCTCTCCATCCACCTAAGCCTGTAATGTTTAATAGTCCAAAACCAAATAGTGGAGTAAATCTTCGTCCTTGTTGCCATCTGAAGTTATTCGCCGCATTGGGACGCATATTCAATATCCCACCGACATTTCTATTACCAAGATTTTCGTCAACGTTTTCGGTTGCGGTCTGGTTAATTACATTAGCGGGATTATATTTAGTTTGGAACCAGTTATCTGTTGCGGGTGACAACACAATATTACCTTCACCCGTGATGACCGCAAATGGGTTTACATTTTCTGTACCAGATATAAGACCCTGTTCAATAGTTGCGGAATCGCTATAGTTCAGATAAACCGTGTCACCTTTCAGTATGGTGTTAGTTGACAACGAAGAATCGTATGCCAATTGAATGTTATCACCAAGGGTTGGTGTTGACAAAAGTCCCCTTGAGGGGTCAATCGCAGCACGATACTCTGGGTTATCCACATCACTGAACGAACGGTCTGCATAGTTGTCTACAAAGAAACCTGATTTAGTTCTTGGGTTACCATCTGCATCCAATACCAATAGAGAAGATGTGTCTAGTTCAAGAAGACTCAATGAGGTAACTTCTTCTAGTTTATCAATTCTCTTTTCCATTCGTGAGATATCACTCATGGTAAATCTTTTTGCTTTGATTGGTGACATAACAACATCTGAGTCATTAAGACCATATGCATTATGTTCTAGGTTGAATAAAGCAAGTGTGTTTTCTGGTGTAGCGGGAACCTGTGAACCAAATCCAGCTTCACCTTGAATGTTTTTTACTTCTCCTTGGGTAGTAACAACAATCTTGTCTGCACGAGGTAGATAGTATTCTACATTTGCTTGGAAAATGTCACCATTCTGAGGAATTTCATTTGAAGAAGATGAAGTAAATGCTCGACTGGAGTTCACGGTAGAACGGAAGTCGATTACATCTCTTAGGTTTACAGTTGTACGAACCCCTGTCTCGAAAACAGGAATATCTTCATAGTCAACCTGACCAATATATGAGTTAACACCAAAGAAGTCACCATTACCGTGGGTGAAGTGTTTGAATTTAACGTATACGTTTCCTGTAGGAGCGGTTGCACCTGTTTCTAAAACAAGTCTACCATTATCGTAGAATCCAGCACGTTGACCATTGTCCACGGTGAATAAGTGAGAAATGTCAGCGCCACCAGAGTTTGTTTGCTTGATTTCAAGTACTTCGAAAATATCAGCAACATCTAGGTCAACGGATTGTACACCGTCAGTTGTTGTAACGGCTGCGGTTACGGTAGTTTCTACCAAACTTTTTTGACGAATAGATGGACTTGCTTTGTTTACCTTTGCGTATATGGTAACCGCTTGACCTGAAGGAAGACTGGATAGTGTCATATCTTGTGAACCCACATCACCAAATCCTACACCAGTAACCACCGCACCTGTGTCATTACGAGTGACAATCCAATCAGAAGTGTTCACCCAAGTCTCACCAGTGGCAGTCAACGCAGATAATTCTAACGTTGTTCCAGATGCAGTACCAGTAATGATACGTTGTACTTCAAAATCAAAGTCTGAAAGAGTTTTTGGTCTCGCATTAGGTAATGCGTAAATAAGATTTACTTTTCGTGATTCTTTAATTACCGCTTTATTGTCTTCAAGAATAGGTTTTGCACGTCTAATCGTACTTGTACCAATCGTCTTAATATTACGTAACTGATTAGTACCAGACATCTTAATGTCAAAGAGGTAAACACGGAAGTTACTGCCATCTTTCTCAACAAAACGAACTCTTGCTGTACCTGTAACACCAGCAGCAGGGTTAGTAGGAGATGTTGATAGATTGATTGTAGCAAAGGTTCCAATGTCTAATAAACCTAGTAATTCATTACAGATAAAGTATTGTCCGTAACTAATACCAGCGACTTCATTTTCTGAAGTTGCGGTTTCACGAGGTTTTGGAATTACCAGAGGGGTAGGTTTCTCAGTCGCACCACGGTAACCATTAACATAGGCAACACCATCGGAAACATTCGCAGTGATGTTTGTGCCCGAGTCACTAAAGTCAACGGTGAATGGGTTTACAATATAGTTACCAGATTCTTCTTGGGTTCTTTTTGCAAGGGTGTCAGTAATCTTATTATAGTTATCTGCACCAGTAACTTGGTCAACGATGTCACCATTAGCTACATCACAGTAGTATACAAAGTTCTCATCGGAATTAATTTGGTCTTTTGTTGTTAAAGTAAGACGAATACGATATCTGTCAGCGCCAGGCGAGGCCAAGTTTGGTGTCGCACCTTGGTTATCGTACAACGCTGTGTCATCCGCAGATGTTACAATATCTTCTGTTACTTTAAAACCAACAACTTTAGTTGGGTATCTTGTGTACTTGGAAAGGATTACTGATTGACCCTTTGCAAATACAAAATGACCACGTGTGAAAAAGTCACCCGCAGCGTTTGAAATTTTACAACCACGTCCTACAGGCAGTTCTGTACCAACCGCATTTGCAACCTGTAACGTGGTAGCTGTTCCGACATTAGTTATCACATTACCCGCAGCCATACGGATTGGGTTATCACCAGTAATACCATTCGCAGTGTTAATGTATTGTACATACAGTGTTGCGGGGTCACTACCAGTAGCAGCAACGAATTCCAACACTCTTACTTGAATACCACTACCACCAGCAATGTTTGGGCCAGTAAGAACTGTTCCCACCAAACTCTGTGGGTCTGCGGGAAGAGGATGACTTAAAGTATTTAACTTAATAAACTCGTAGTCGTTCGTGATAGTAGGGCCGCCTGGATTTACTGCCGCACCTTCTTTGAAGATGTTTCTACCAAACCTTCCAATCTCTTCTTGGATAATCGTTTGGAGTTGCGTAAGTTCTCTAGCCTGCAATGCCCTTCCGCTATTAAAGAGGACACGATGATAGTTATCACTATCAATGAAATCATCTTTATAAGAAGATGGGAATACGTTAGAAGTAAATGTCTTGGGCATGTCTATACCTTAAATTTGGATTACGAGTTTAATATCTTCAGTTTGGTCAGTAGCACGTGTAACCGAAGCACGGTTATCAATGTACAATATCTCACCTGTCATGGTATCAATTTCTGGTGTTACGTATGGAGTGATACTTGAATTAAGAACACCCACACCATTACCGTTTACCTCTGTTATTGCCTCACCAGCAGCGAAGTTACCGAAACCAGTTGCTTCAGTTTGGTGATACCATATGTTTGCGGAGTCAACCTTATCAATAAGTGCTTCAACACCTGAAGTACCACCTATGATTTTATTATCCGCAGTGAATCCCGCAGTCACAGCTGAAAGGTTTACTTTCTTCAAACAGATACCAGTATCAGCAGTGAACAATGCAGAACCAGTTGAGTCGTGAGGGTTTTTCATTATACCAACTTGACGGAAATCATTACCAACAATAAAGTCAGTACCTTCAATACCAGCTGGTTTAGTGTTCAACATGATTGCAGTTGAACGAAGGTCATCCCTTGCATCTCCACCCAACCCTAGAGGAGTTCCAAGGATTGCACGAACACTAGCAGGTTTGGATGGTGAACCACCACCTGTAACAACCACCTCAGCAAAATTATAACCAGAACCTAATGTATAAGAACCAGAACTGTCAATCAACTTGACGTTTACTACTTGTCCACCAGAGATGGTTGCGTCAGCTTTTGCATCTATTCCATCTCCTACAATTGAAATAGTAGGTGATGATGAGTAACCTAGACCACCTGAATCAACATGATAACCGATAATCTGACCAGCAATAGCAGCATCCTGTACTGCTTTCTGTTCTATTACAGCAGCAGGGGAATCAGAGTCAGTAGAGACCACAAGTTCTACTGGAAGATAGTTTGCAGATACAAATTTGGTTGCGTCCAAGGCACCGATGGAGTACAAGAACTTCCAGACATAACCATCCTCAGTACCAAATGGTGTACCAGTTGTGTTACCAGTCGGTTGCTCTGTACTTACATTTGCCTGACCAGCAGAGTTTCTACCCTGTTGGATACACATGTATACTTGGTTGTTGTCGTTCATAACATAGTATGTCTGAGTAGGATAACCAACCTGTGCATCATCGTATGCAGAATAGATTGCACCAGATGCCCAGTTATATCTTGGTACTACAAATGATATATCGATAATCTTCTTGGCGGATTGCAATCCCAGACGAAAATTTCTTTCCTCTCTCGCACTATTCAGTGGAGCGGGTGCAACGTCAGAATCGTTCCAATCTTCGGAACGACCAATTACCGCATAGTAATGAGTGGTCGCAAGACCTATATCACTATCAAGTTCTTCGATTACTTGTTTTTTAAGTGGGTTAGTTATAATCGCCATTTCAATTATCCTATTGTTGTGCCGTTATTGGACACGAAAAACCATTTACTTGCGGTAGTGTTCCACACGAGTATACATCCGTCTCCTTGTCCAAATGAAACATATCCATTATTACCAACACCGTAAATGTTTGATGTGTTTCCTGTTGTTAATCGAGCTTCACCAGCAGCGATATTACTGAAGTATTTAGTCTCGCCTTGTATAGTACCATCTGCAAGTGTGGGACTAATTAAACTACCAGAGTTGAATACTGTTAAAGGTTCTGTTAAATCGACAGCTTCAGTTGCCGATACGTCAGTTCCTTTTTCCAATACTAATTTATTCTTTACTACTACACCACCAGTACCCTTTGATTTGAGTTCAAGAGATATATTAGCATCTCCACCTTCTACATCAATTGATGGGCTGTTGTTCGTTGCAGCGTTAGTAACAGTTACGTGATTGATTGCGTTTCCAATCTTTATAAACTTTATGTACTCATTACTTGCACTGTCTAGTAATACTGAACCACCTGACATACCACCAATCTTAGGATTAGTAAGTACGGGGGTTGTTAATGTTTTATTCGCTAATGTTTGTGTATGTGATGTGAATACAAAAGTATCATTGGTAGTAAGTAGTGGAAGCGTAACATTACGATTCGCAGCTAAGTTACTTACTACAATATTGTATGAATGACTTGAGTCTGCATCCTTGATAGACGGAGTAGTCAATGACGGACTAAGAATTGTCTTGTTGGTTAATGTCTGAGCACAAGAGTCCAGAAGTAGTGTACCACCATCATTTGGAATATATACATTGTTATCCGCAGTAGGTTCTACCGCTACCAATGTAGTTTGATGTGTGTTTACAGCTGCACCTTCAAATACAGCACCAGCGGCTGTCAATGTAACTGAAGTGGTCGCAGAGTCTCCGCCGATACTTGTGTACAGTTCGGANAAGTTCTCGTTTATTTTCTGGGCAGCTTGACGCAGAGTATCCCCTGTTCCATCGTTTGCCGCAGTTCCTCTGTTTAGTGTCTGACGTGCCATTTTATAGTCCTGTTGTTCATACTATTTATAAGGTTTATATGTTATAATGTAAAACTTTTTATGTATTGGTCTGAGTCTGCACTCCACCATTGATGTTTATCTTGGTCTAGTGTTTCGAACGCAAAGTTATTACTCAAGTCCATACCGTTTGTCTCAAATTCATCCGAGTCATCAAATGTCGGTGAACTTGCAATTTGTGCTTCACGCAATGAAGAGTATTGATTCTCAATCGTTTGTATCTGTTGTAACGAGAATGCATCCACATTAGTGAGTTCTGCATTGATTCGACTGTATACACCAGCTGAATCAGTATATAGGTCATCTACAATTGCGGTAATATCCATATGTGCAAACTCCCCAAATGATGCCGCAGCTTCAATAACAACTGGTGGGGGTGGAGAAGGAACGACCAGTGGTGCTGTTAAAGCATCCTCTACTGCCGATACTATCTGAACCTCAGAACCAACATACATACCAGCAGGGTGTGCAAATAGTTTGTAAGGTTCACTCCACTCGTTAAATGAAACGTCAGTCTTAATAAGCAATGCAAAAGTCTGATACAATTTATCATTGGTCAGATACTTCTGTGAGTTGAATCCTATTTCAGAACCACCTTCACCAATTTTAAAAACATTTTCTTTAGTGTAAATTATTTGTGGGTCAACATCAAAGAATGTCCTAAAGAACTGTTCTATCGAAAACTTTGTTCCTTTTGAACGATACAGTTGATTAGAATACTTTGCTGCGGCCCTTTTGTCTGTGAATCCTTCAAAGTAGGATTGTCCCAATAGAAGTTCGTCTTCAATATAAGAGAGTAGTTCTAAATCAGTCTGTGTAATATCACGACTGTAAAATAAATCATGAACAAGTTTAGTCGGTGATTGGTCAGTTTCATTAAACTCGTAATACTCATTCAACAACGAAATAAGTTTCGGATACTCGGTACTAAAGAATTGTGGTAAAACACCTTCGACTTGATTGTCAATAAAGGTCAGTTCTCTACGATTCAAATCCGATAATGTTACATCCATAGAACTTGTCATTATCTAGTAACTCCAGGCTCAACGTCCACTATACGAGAGAATGTGTTTGCTGGGTCAAGTTGAACAATATCTTGTCTAAACGGAGTTATCGCACTTTCATTGGCTGGTATCGCACTTAACTTAATAAACGTATCTGCACCAATAAAGTTATCTATTTGTAATCCTACAATAGATACTGTGTCCTTAGAATAAGAACCTACGTTGTCCACAAGAATCTGGTTGTCCTCACTGTTATACACTTCTAGTTTGTTACTGTTTAATTTGTTTCTAATGATACACGTTTTGTTCTTAAACTGGAATTGACTTGATGTCACAATATATGTAATATCATCTGGCGACTTCAACTCAACCGCATATCTTAAAGTGTGGTCTTGAACCGCAGTCAGTGTTGGTTCGAACCTTCTCTGTATAAGTGTTTGTGAACGAGACGAAAGAATTGAGGGACTTACATCATCGATAATACTTAATAAATTAGAACGTCTATACGACTGTCCGAACTTACCAGTGTTACTATTAAAGTATTCCGCAATCGCATTGTTCACATTGTTTTGAATTGTGTTTCTAGAGAGTGTGGTCAAGTTTGAATTGAACTGGAAGAATGTCTTACATTCGATAAATGTTTTTATCGGGTCAGTAAACTTAATCTTGAAGGACGCAACTGATAACTGTTTTGAAAGGTCAACGATAGCGTCTTTTGTTGTTTGTATTGTGGTCGTATCAACATCCGCATTAAACAGAATGGATAAAAATACTGTACCAAACTCTGGGTCAAGTGCTTCTTCTCCACCAAAAGACTGCATGTCTTTAATTAGTGTTGAGAAGTTTCTCAATACCAATGTAGAATAATCTACCGCAGTTACCATTCGATTCTGAGATGCGTATTGGAATGGTGCAGTTTGTCGAATTGATTCAGTCGTTTCTTTATCAGAACCACCAACCGCAGCTGAGACTGTAGATATAATCGGGTCATACGCAGTACCAGAGACAGTAACGCCACTAGCGGCCTCAAATACTTTTGCAGAATTAGAGGGCGCACCACTTACTGCAAGGTAAGTTAATGTAACCTTAGAACCAGACTTTGGAGCATCACCTAATGTGGAACCATTACCGAATGACAATTCATAGAAACCATTGGGTGTTTCTTTTAAAATGTACAAAGTAGAGTTTGCATTAATCGTGGTTGCTTTTAAAATATTTGTATATGGAAGGAACACAGATGAAGACGGTGTCTGATAGACACGAACTATCGCAGTGTCCATATCAATAGTTGGGTCTGGAATAATATAGATTGCGTTTTCGGTTGCACGATGTACTAGAAAAGTCTTAACCCTTTCAGTACCCTCAAAAATCTTAATATTTTTACTACCACTTGCAGTCGAAAACTCATATAGACCAGAACCATTATCTTCAGCTGAAATGTCTTCTTGAGTCTGAAACACAAATTCTGCATCATCAACGGTTGCGTTAAACTTATAACCAGAAGGTATTTGTACTGTTGAAGTACGGTCTGCAACACCCGATAGATTCAGTGACAATTTAATAATCGCTTGTGACGATGTCATGGAATCTGGAATATATCCTATTCCTTCTGCCAAGGAGATGATAGAACTACGCAGTTGTGCAGTCCCAAGGAAGGATTCGTTCAAGGCAAAGTTGGCTGTCAAACCATTGTAATGGGTATTGTACGCCAGAACATCTAGGATATTAGACAGTCCAGATGCCTCAAAGTTATAGTCTGCAAACTCTTCTTTCTGTGCAAGGAACGTTTTTAAGTTGTTCTTGATTGCATCAAAGTCTAATGCGGTTGATTTTATTGTTGTTGCCATTTTATCTTAACCTTGCAAGTGTGGTAGTGAACTCGACTTCTTCTTCGGTGTTTACTACTTTGAATTTTAATGTTACGTCTAAACTATTTCTGTCTGGTTGAAGATTGACCTTCACATCTATAACTTCAGCTCTGGGTTCATATGTTTCTATATTCTCAACGATGTTTCGTCTCAACATAGAAGACTTACCTCTATCAGCCAGTTCGAATAACTGTCCTAGTAAGTTTCCCCCAAAATCGGGACGAAAAGGTTTCTCTAGTAAATTCGTCATTACCAGAGTTTTAATCGACTGTTTAACAGCAGCTGCGTCTGTCTTCTTGTAGATTTCTCCACTAGACGGTTTTGCCTTAAATGTAAGGTCGATATCAGAATACTGACGTAAACGACTGGTCGTTACTGACGCAGTCTGTAGGTTAGTATCTTCTTGTGCGAACGCTCTTCGTATTGCCATAGTTCTATTTATAACCTTTTTTAAGCAACTTCTTTAATTTCTACTAATTCGTTTTTAGTTTGTATTTCGTTATTGAAATGCGTTTCTACATCACCCGCAAACTCAATATCAAAGGTTGTGGGACAATCAGGCATCTCCAGTCCTATAGATGCACATAGTTTTCCACTTGGGTCGTAGGTATCATAATCTAGATACAATCCTTTAAACCTGATATAGTCTTTCCAATATTCAGCAACATCAAAAGTTTTTTCTAAATTGATTTTGCCATCTTGGTCTATTACCTGATAATACACTAATCTACCGTCAGCTTTCTTTAACATAGTTTCATCGTTCTGGTCACCCTCTCTCATATGATAAAGACCTTCCGATACAATCAAACGAATATCATTAAAGTTCTTGGTATTACCATTAATAACTCTCATAGCCTCTGCATGAAGATATAAATGTCTTGCGATACGTTGCCTCATTGTATTTGATATAATGTGGTTGAACGGACATCTGTCTCCATATGCACCAAGAAACTTTGCAATTGTAACGCCAGGCCCTACTTTGGTTGCAGATGTAATCTGACCAAGGTTATCTGGATTGTATACGGGGTCAACTAATATAATCATGGTTGAAATCTCTTTCCTCTATTTTCAATTGCATTACCAATTGGTTCAAATCCGAATTTGGATGATGGTGATTTCTTCACACTTCTTCCAATTGCGGGTGGTGACTTAGTCTTATACTCTGGATTAAGTTTTTCTTCTGCAACAAGGATGTCACCAATCTTATCACGAGAAGACTTGTTTCTAAACGCAGAACGAATCTCTTGGGTAGTCGGTATCTTATCAAAGACATCTTCGTAATCATCGGAAAGAAGTGTCTTGGTTAATAATACCTCACCCCCATCGATAACAACAGTTCTGATTGCATAGTCACCATTAACAGTCTGTCCTACAACCCACTCACCAGTAATCTGTACTTCTGCTGGCCCTGAACTTGGGTACTGAAACTTATCTGCCCATTTAGGTAAATGAATACCCGCAGCCAATATAATTGGGGGTGAGAATGTACCCGCACCAAGTGATGCACATGTTCCTGCCGTTACGGAAGTCAACGAGTTTTTTGCGTTAGAAGCGTAAAACGACCTAAGTGCAAGGTCAGCATTGTTTGCATTATTCGCTTTCCATGCTTCAGATGCTTTACCCATAAAGCTTCCGTAGAACACAGCACCAGAGTTATACTCAACAGGGCCTTCACCACCCTGAAACACATTACCCGTGAAGTCAACCATTCTACCACCAATCGCACCTTTCTGTCCCATAACGGATACATACTTGGCACCAGTAATATTGGTATTCTTACTTGACGCAACAAACGCTTCTTTACCTGATAGGAAGATGGCATCTTCTGCGGCAATCTCTATATTACCTTCAACAAAATTCTTTTGGTCGAGCTTGACAAATTGATTATAATCTGCCAACATAACATCTGTAACAGTACTCAAGGTTCTGTTTGTCTTAGTCTTCTTAACAGTCTCTTCCCTATTACCCGTAGTAATAGTTCGGTGATTCTGTTGAATATTCTCACGTAGACTACCACCAACATTGACATTGTAGTTACCACCTACATCAACATTGTAGTCTCCAGTAACTTTCATATTCAAGTTACCGTTGTAGACCATGTTACCATTACCCTCAATGATGACAGTTTGGTCACCACCAGTAACTTCTACCTTGTTGTTTACTGCGGAAATGATAACAGAACCATCTGCCCTCATCTCAATACCCGCACCTGTACGATGTTTTACCAGTACTCGTTCACCGCCTGGCGTATCGTCCTGTTCAATAACATGACCAGATGTTGTCTCTTGTACTTGGTTGAACGGATATTCGGAAGGACGTTGTGGTTGTATCCCCAAGGGTACACCAATGTCACCACCACCTACATAGAGATTGTTTGTTTTAGACCCACGTGCAGCTTTGTTTATAGAAGACCCAAAGTTGTATTCCCTCTTAGGAAATTCCCCTGTGGGGTCTTGCATTCCATCGTTTGGAACTCCAAGACTGTTTTCAACACCCTCACCAATTTTTTCAACTCTTAGGTTGTAGTTATCTTTCTTTGTTGTCATGATTTATTAATCTCCGTTGGAGTCAATGGCCCTGTCGATAATGGTTCTATTGTTTTATTTGTTTTTCTAAATATGGATTCTACGTAATCTTGTACATCAAAGTATGGGTCAAACTCACTTACGTCAATATCATTGTGACCAAACACCTGACCGCCTGGATATTTACGGTAGAAACTATTACAGAACTTTTCTAGTGTCGTAAACTGTTCTCTAGTAAATGCTTGAGAAGACCTATAATCTGTAGCATTGTTTTCGCCCGCAGATACATTTATACCACCAACTAACGCAATACCAATTGAATACTGGTCATGACCATTGGTTGTGGCATGGTCTCCAATGTTGTTAGGTGGTCTACCACGTTGTAGTCTACCATCTCTTCGTATAACATAGTGATACCCAATACCGTCATGTCCCAGTTCTATTTGTAAGTTGTTTATTTCAACTGCACCTATATCTTTATTAGTAACCGTATCGGTTGCATGAATTACCAACTCGGTGACTTGACGGAATATGTTAGTAAATTCTGCGTCTAATTCTTCAACCGAAGATATGTAAGTAAACATATCGTCTGGACTATTTCTTCCAGCCCATTTAGAGGATTGGTCAATAGGTTCACCTTCATCAAAGAGGTCTGCATTAATAATAACTTGACCACTGATAGTTGTATTCAACAATTGCATCTGTTGTTCAATAAGAGATACTTCCTGTTGTGCTTTCGCAATCTGTTGTTCTGGGACGCCTTGCCTTCTGGCCTCCTCAATCATTTCAATTTGCATATCCAAAGTATTAGATGTGTCTGGGTCTTTATCCAAAATCTCTTTCATCTTATCTGAGATATTCGGAGATTTTCCAGCGAGTGTCTTGACAGCAGCCTTCTCTTGTTTTGGGTCACCCGAAGCGAACTGTTTTAGAATCTCTACCCTTTCTTGTTCTGAAGATGAGATACCGCCAGGCACTAGGTTTTCAATATATGCGGATGCGGCACCTGATAATTTTTCTGCAAAGTTTTGTAGAACTCCACCTAATCCCTCATCTGTTCTTGTATCAAAGTTGGTATCAAAAGTCTGTGCGGCCTCGTCAAATTCTTGTAACGCAGTCTTTACATCTGCCAAATCTGTGTCAAGTACCGCTTGAACATCAGCAAACTCTGACAACTCATCCTTGTAGGACTGAAACTTGTTTATTGCGTCTTGGGCAAACTGGTCAGTCATATTAGTGACCGCATCTCCAGCGGTTGCTAATAATTCGCCTGGGATTGACATAACATTCTTTGACAATGTAATGAGTTCATCAACAGTACCAATATTGCCTGGCAATTTAAAAGCTTTAATTGAGTCTTCGACAGTACTAAAGGTTGCTTTCAGTTCGTCATTCAAGGCGCCGATAGGAGCAATCTGTCCAAGTGTTTGACTCAAACCACCAGCTAAACTAATAGCACTCATTGCCTGACTAATCTTACCGAAGAGTCCACCACTTACGGAAGCAGGAGGTTTCATTGCTTCAATGATATCGGTAAACCCTTTAATCTCTTCGAGGTCTGCTGCCTTTTTACTGTCAACAATCTTTATACATTCTGCAATACTTTGTGGAGTGCCATCCGAAACAACTGCAAGTGCAGCTGTAGGAACGTTCGCTCTAAGTGCGGGAAGACCTGTCAATGCAGTAACATTAGTTGATTTTGTTCCGAACGAGCGAGCAGCGTCATCTGAATCACGACCAACACCACGAAACAGTTCACCATTACTATCCGCAGTAATAGATGCGAGTGCAAGACTACCAGCAGAATCCGTAGGTAACTTATATCTTAGGAAGTTACCATCACTATCAAGGACAGTATCAAAGGTTGCGGTTATAGCGTTTGCCTTTATTCCACTAATCCCTACCATCTGGTCTGTTACCAAACCAATAGCACTGGTAATTACTTCTTCACTCGAATTAGTAGTCTGTCCTAATGACTTAATACCATTGAGAACTTCACCGTCTTTTCTACCCAACACGGTGTTTCTTTTGGCAAAAGTTTCTTGGGTCGCAAGTGTACCCTTCTCAATGAACCGTGCTTCGACTGTTCCTTTTCTACGAGTCTCTGCACCAAGAAGTACATTTAGATTTTGTTTATCAAGTGCCATTATGATATCCTGTCAATTAATATTTGTGCAGCCGATTCAATACCCGATATTGATTCTTGGTCTGGTCTATTTAAATAATATTTAGAGACAATATAACATATGCCCTTATCATTTAGTATATCAGAATTAAGTAGTCTTATGTTTGTACTGGTCTGTGTTCCGTTTAACTCGTATGCAATGAAGGATAATTGAGTAAGAAAGTTATTATAATCATTCGAAAACTTACTCAACTCAGTGTAACGAAGAGTTGTGAATGCACCTATTCCACGTGACTGAGTATTAACTCCAGTTATCATACCAGAAACAAAACTAAGTCCCGCAGTAATACCTATTGCTTGTTTAATAGAATAACCTAGATTCAAGAAGAATGATACGGCAGTCTTTTCCCTATCTCTCCGAACACCAATAGAAATATCTCCCGTATTTTCATTCGCAATATCGGTTTTTGGTGGCGCACTTTCTTCTGCAACATTTTCCCACACAATTTCTGGTTTATTATCTGCTGTGAGGTCTTCGGAAGATTGTCCAATTTGTACTGTAGAAGGATACTCAACATGAGGTAGAGAACCCAATACAATAGGTGTCTGTGAGTTTACACCATCCATAAACATACCAAATACCAATGCACTTGGTTGTAGTTGTGGCATTCGTCCGATACCAGATGCACCACCTTCTGTAGTTGGAACAACACATTGTGCCCAAGGAAGGTCTGCCTGTGGTATCAACCTAGTAGATGGGGTGTGTAATCCGTGTACACGAATCTTTACACGTCCCTCGAAACCATATGGTGGAGATGCATCCACAACGGTTGCAATAAACCATCGTGTATTATCTCCATAAAATTCTGATAGAATTGGTTTCATACTGTATCCAACCTCTCCAATTTGGCAACATTCATTACCACTTCGTGTTTTGTACCACGGAAAGTGTGTCGTGTGTCGTAGATGATATGGTCACCAGACTTAGACTTGTCAATCAGTTCTTCTTTACCCGCAGCAATAGAACTCTCTGTGTTGTCATTAGCAATCATTAGGTTCACCACATCACCAACACCAGCTTTGGAAATAATAAAACCCGCACCTTCTACGGTTACACTCATCATGTTTTTATATAGATGATTCAATATAGAACGTCTTTCCAGTTTCTTCTTTAGTTTTGGGCCAGTGTATTCATCGTGGTAAGATTTAAATCTACCATAAGTCCCCGAAGATGTTACTGTATGGTAGACATGGGAACTGTGTTCGTCTATTGGTATATCTCCGATTACAAAGTCCTTATCAAATACATTTTGATTGTCACCAATAATAGTATCCTGTTTTAGTTTATTTAATACACTTCTAACACTGTGGTGATTCTTACTTACCAAACCAGTATTTAAATTTGTGTTTTGCATTGTAGATGTAACTGCACCGTCCTGAATTAACTTCAGTGTATTCGCTTGTTTTGATACCGTGAATGCTTTAATGATGAAGGTCTTCTCGAATTCTGTTTGGTCTTCCGCACCCGCAACGTTTGCTGGGTTGTATGTGTAAGGTAACTTCTCATTGAATGCGGGTTGTTTCAACATTGCATCCAGATTACCTAGACGCAGATTGTTATCATGCATAGAAGCATAGGTAAAGAATGGAGAACCTGTAACGGTTGTTGCTCTCTGAGTTAACCAATTAATCGCAGCGATTGGAGTTAAGTTGGGAATGATACCTTTCATGTTTGATTGTAGGGGTAAGTTTCGTTTACCGTTTGGTAGAAACAAGTAGGATAGGTCTATATCCAATCCTAATTCAGTTGCAAGTAATTTAATCAAAATCTCATCGATACGTCCATTAAACGACTTACTAATCTTTTTTAGGTTTGAAAGAAATGCATGTTCGTCCAGTAGTGTGAATACAATCATACTAGACTTACCATTTGAATTTGACTTCACTTGACGTTCTATACCCGTCATTATAAAGGTACGTTTCATTACGGTTGATAAATCATTGTCAACCGAGGCCATCGTAATCGTTAACCTTTCGGTTCCCTGAAAATTTATTCTATCATATAATGCTTTATCGTCAAGCATAACAATAGTACCAGTGAGGTACGGTTTGTCTAGACTTTCGTATAGATTTAATTCTGCAATAGAAGTTCTTACATCAAACCCCAATACCTCTGCACCAAAACGGTCTGCGGTAATCAGTGCTTCTGTAATCTTATACTGTTGACTCTGAGACGTATTCTTTGACATTATACACCTAGATGGAAATTATTAAACTCTGCAACGACTGTATCGATAACACTGGGTTTTAAAACAACAATCTCTTTTAACCTTTCATTTTTGTCAAGGACACGGTCACGATACGTCACTGGTTTTAATTGACCAGTATTACCAAAGTCGTATATGGGCAGGTCTACATATAGTCCTTTACTGTCTTCGTAATGATGCACAGCGTTATACTGTTCAGATTCTTTAATTAAAGTTGCAGTATAGAATGCACCCTCTGCTGATTGGTAAAAAATGTTTTCAGTAGAACCAAAGTTTTCTAGGTTGGGTAAGTTACCAAAGTGTGCGCCTGGCGTTAAAGAAGTATCGATGATTAGTTGACCCATATCCAAGTTTCGTTTTATGATTTTACCCACTGTTCCAGAGACATTACCAGTAACAATCTGTCCGACTTCAAATGATTCGGATAAGTTTGCGTTTGTTGTCACTGTACGATATGGATATTTTTCTTTGGTTGCATCCAATAAGTCGGATGCTGCAATGGGCCAACCTGATATACGCATATCGTCATTCATCAAAAAGAATGTCCAATAATAATCGGTTGTACCATAAAGTCTATAAGATAATGTGTCTGGTCTGTCCCCTGATATGATTGTATGTTTGTTATAGAAAGAAATATTATCTTTCAGTCCATCAATGATATCAACGTATTGACTTATGTTGGGGAATAGTACGGGTTTCTCATTATCACCAAATTTATATGCGGTGTATCCGAAGTTTTTAAAGTACTTAGTTGTCATTAGAATCCGTCCTCTTCAACATCTTTTCTGTTGAGTGTTCTTGTTTCTTGGAACGCCAATGTCATTTCAATTTCTTGAAAGTTACCGTCAGCGTGCATTGCCATCGCAGTATTGTTATATGTCACACCAATATCTCGTAAGTAACATGGTTTGATTCTAGTTGCAATCTCTTCTCCATCATACTCTATATTGAGTTGAAACTTGTTTGGAAAACGATAACCGACAGATACCTGACTACCCCCGACTGTAACATTAATATCTTCTGGGTATAGTTCTGTTCGGAACAGTTTAATAATTTCTTTTATTTCTTCGGCCTCACGAGCGGATGTTGAAATAAACTTAAATGCAAATGAGAACTCACGAAGTCCCACTTCTTTGAATAACACTCGTGTGTTGGGGTTTGTTGTTACTTGACCAGCACTCTTGAATGCACCACCAATCTCATCTCCAAACCTACCCATGATTTTTGTGGTTGCTAGTTTTGCGGCATCACTCGCTCCACCACCACTCATAGCGTTACTGATAGTCTTACCCGTTTGTTCTAAAATCGCAGCGACAGCACTACCCCCTCCCTTGAGACCAGCTTCTGCGGCCGCACCCATTCCACCAAGTTGCATGTTGTCATACATAACATTATCACGGAACTGAAGTCCAACAGGAAGGTACAAGGAAATCTGTCTACCCAAGGCAGTAAGAGGTTTTCTTTTTGTTACTGGTAGTTTGTCTGCTTCTTCACCAGCAACTTGTGTTATTACTGCTCGTTTTTCCTCTGCGTTTTCATTTCCAGTTATCGTAGACAAGGCAGCATCTGTTACTGCCTGTGTCATAGCACCAAGCGAACCAATAACATCACCTAGTAAAGTTTCTTCTTCTTTCATAACATTGAACACAATCCGACCCTTATAGTCTTCTGGATTGTTTAGTGGGTACTCAAGGTCTTTCTTTTCTAATGCCGCTGATGTTCCTTGAGTTTCTGCTGCTTCTGTCATTTTATTTGTCCGATAAATAGGTTAGAATCATTTATCTTTATTTATAAGGTTTTTATGGCATATTCGGGCAGATACAGAGTAAAAAATACAAACAAGTACGAGGGTGACGCCAAAGAAGTGGTGTATCGTTCTCTATGGGAGAAACACGCTTTCAAGTGGTGTGACAATAATCCCAAGGTCATTAAGTGGTCTTCCGAAGAAGTCATTATACCATATCTATATGAGGTAGACAAGCGTTATCACAGATATTTTATGGACTTAAAGATGGTTATGGAAGACGGGTCTACATGGTTGATTGAGATTAAACCAGACAAAGAAACCAGAATACCTACTGGTAGTCGCAGAACTAAACGATTCATATCAGAAAGTATGACCTATGTCAAGAACATTAACAAGTGGGAAGCTGCGACTGAGTATGCAAAAGAACGTGGGTGGAAATTTTCTATCTGGACAGAGAAGAATGAACCATTGAAAAGTCTCATTCCTAAATCAACAAAACCTTTAAAACCTTACAAGAAAAGAATAAAAAAGGTATAAATAGGTGCATGAATATAGAACTTACAGACTCAGCAATCAATCAACTCATAGTAAAAAAAGTCTCAGATGTTAGACTTGGTGTTACTGGGGGTGGATGTGTGGGTTACGAATATGTATTCAAAGAAGACGCACCAACCGAAGATGACTTAATTATAGATTATGGTAAGTTTCGTTTCCTCGTTGATTCTATGAGTCAACAATTTATAGACGGAATGAAGCTTGACTATATCTACGAAGGTCTCAACTCATACTTTAAATTCATAAACCCACGTGAAGTATCTAGTTGTGGTTGTGGTGTAAGTGTTCAATTTGATGTCTAACAGGTATAAATAAAGACATGAGTAATATATTCAACAGACTAGAACTACAGGCGTTCCGTGCGGGTGTGACCCCAAGAACAGATGAGTCTCGTGCATGGTTTATGAATAAAGCAAAGAACATGCGGTCTATCAATCGTCAACAATTGATGAAAGAAGACCCTCTCAAACAAAGAACAAAACTAGCAAACCTATCTAAGAGTGGATTGGTTGGTACAATGCAGATGTTCTTCTATGACCCAAAACATAAAGATACACTTCCGTATTACGATTTGTTTCCTTTGATTGTGGTGGTAGGGCCTGCAAAGGATGGGTTCTATGGATTAAACCTCCATTACCTTCCTCCCATTCTACGTGCAAAGATGTTAGACTCTTTGATGGAAACTGCGTCCAGTAGAAAGACAGATGACGCAAAGTTTATGATTACTTACAAGAAATTACAGGCAATCTCTAAGTTGAGATACTATGAACCCTGTTTTAAACATTATCTAGCAAAACACGTCAAAGGTAAATTTGCAGAAGTCCCCGCTCCTGAGTGGGAGATTGCAACATTCCTTCCGACTGCACAGTTCCGTAAAGCGAACTCGAAGAAGGTTTATGCAGATTCAAGAAAAGCTATAGGTAGAAACTAATGGCAATTGGAATTGACAGTTTTAAATCACAGATAGGTCAAGGTGGCGGTATGGCCATGGGAAATCTGTACAAGATTTTCCTACCACCAATTAAGGGTGATGCACGTGAGATGAATATGTTGTGTAAAGCAACATCATTGCCTGGCAGACAGATACTATCAACAGAAAAACAAATGGGTCTTTTTACAACTAAGGTTGCATACGGTTATGCAAACGAAGATGTGACCCTGACCTTTCACTGTCTTAATGATATGAAAGTGAGAGAATACTTTGAGACATGGCAAAATCTTGCAGTCAATCAAGAGAATCAAGAGGTTGGATACTTTAATGACTACACACATCCAGTCATTATCCAACACATTAAGAAGGGAACTGCATTCCCTATTTTAAAGAAAGAACTCTACAACGCTGGAAAGATTCCGTCTTTCATACGTGGTAGATTACCAAGACTAGGGCCACTCGACCTTGCACAAGGCGAGTTTGATTTAAATTTGATATTCGGAGACGATATCACTTATACTTTAGTCCTAGATAAGGCTTACCCAACAACATTGAATGCAATTGAGTTGAGTGATGACGGACAATTACTTGAAGTGACAGTACAAATGTCATACAAGAACTGGAAGTCCAAAGGTGGAGACGCAAGCGACAACTTCATAGAAGGTCTCGCAGGCGAATTAATTAGAAAATTTTTATAATATTATTTGGAGAATATAATGGCACTACCTAAACTGAATGGGAATCCTAAGTACGAGATGACTATCCCATCATCTAAAAAGACGGTCAGATTCCGTCCGTACCTAGTAAAAGAAGAGAAAGTTCTTCTAATGGCATTTGAGAGTAATGATATGACTCAGGCCATGAAAGCAATTATTGATACGATTGAGGTTTGTGTCGATGATGATATTAAAACAAGAGAACTTACAACGTTTGATGTGGAATACATGTTCACCAAACTACGTAGTAAGTCCGTAGGTGAATCTAGTAAGTTATCGATTGAGTGTACTGAGTGTTCACATAAGAACGAAGTTTCAGTGAACATCGAAGAAATTGAAATTGATATGAAAAAACCGTCACAAACAATCGAGCTACAGGAAAACATCCACGTTGAAATGGGTTATCCTTCTGCTTCGGTTCTTATGGGCATGAAAGAAGGTTTATCACAAACTGAACAATTGATTGAATTGATTGTATACAGTGTCAAGAGTATTCAGACTGACGATGAGAACATCTCAGCATCTGACGTATCTCAAGATGAACTGCGAGATTTCGTTGACTCTATGACTGGTGGTCAGTTCAAAGAAGTCAGTGAATTTGTACGTGATATCCCTACATTAACAAAAGATATTGAATTTAACTGTACTGAGTGTAAGACAAAGAATAAACAAACGTTATCAGGCTTTACTGATTTTTTTTAGTAAACCTTTCTCATGATAGTCTCATAAATTTTTATGAAACTAATTTTTCGTTAATGCAACATCATCACTACAGTTTGACTGAACTTGAAATGATGATGCCGTGGGAAAGGGAAGTTTACGTAACTCTTCTCACTGAGCATATCAAAGAAGAAAACGAGAAACATAGACAACAACAGGGTAAGTAGAAATGGAAGAAATGCATCCCGAAAAAGGGGCGGGTAGAGACGCAAAGACTCAGAAGAATCTTCTGCGTGGTGTCATTAATGAGTTAAAACTCAATGGTGCAAATGACGTTAAAAACTCGAACCACATTTCTGATTCACTTGGTGACAAGTTGGATTACCTTGCCGAGCTGTATAGTAAATCTATGGATGATGAAGCATCAACTGCTGGTGATGACTTAGAAAAGGAAAAAGAACAACGAACAATCTTTCAAAGAATGGCATCATCTCTTGGTGCATTAAAAGATTCTGCCAAAGAAACAGCGAAGAAGACTGGAAAGTCTGCTGTGAAAGGTGGCAAAGGTCTTATGGGGATGATTGGTAAGACCCTATCGGGTGCATTAGTAGGTGGTGGTGCAATACTGGCTGGTGCGGGTCTTCTCGCTGGTGGTGCTGGGATGTTCCTAAAAGAACTCAATAACATGGACGTTGATAAAATCAAGGAAAATGTTAAAGGGTTGTTATCAATACAAGACGACTTTGGTGGTGCTGGGGAATTCTTTAAGAAAGGTGGAACCTTTACACTTGCAATGGCTGGTATTGGTATTGGTCTTGCCGTGTTCAGTGCGGGTAGTACTGTAGCTGGTATGTCACAAAAACTACTAGACAAGTTCTCTACCAACTGGGCAGACGGTGTAAAAGAAAACGTAGTTACC